GCAAGTGAAAATAAAATTTATTAATTTTGTAAAGTGCCAAACAACAAAGAAATAGAAGATATTAGAAAATATATTAAAAATATCGGCTTACACTACAACGTTCCATTTTTAGACGATTATATCCAAGAGGTTTTTTTGGCACTATTTAACAAAGGAACGGAGTTTATTTTAGATTTAAAGGCAAAAGATAAATTATATAACTATATATATAAAATTTGCGTCTATCAATTGTTATCTATTAACTCACCGTATTATCGAACCTATATACTACCAAACACTTTTAACGATCTTACAGGCTCGGAAACTTACAAAAAAGAAAGCTTTAAGGAAGAAAAACTTCAGGAACTATTAAACTCTTTGGACGAAGTAGACAAAAAGTTATTAAGTCAATTAATAGAATGTAGGGGAGTAAGAACAGATTTAAGCAAAAAATCAAAAATACACTACTCTAGTTTACTAAAAATGATTGACAGGCTAAAAGATAAAATAAAAACTAATTGGACTTTAAACGAATTTTATGGATAAAATAATAGATATATTATTAATTTGTACCTTTGCAACAACGTTTGTAGATTATATTTTGCCTATCTTAGGGGTAAGGTTTAATTTCAAACCGTTAAATTGTTCTTTTTGCTTATCCTTTTGGTTGAGCTTACTTTTTGCCATCGTAACGGGGCAGCTCTATTATTTAGTTTCCCCGTTATTTTTAAGAATTATAGAAAGAAGATTATTATGATAGTAGACGATGTAATTAACATTTACCGAAAAGTTAAAGTAATTCCTAGCCAATGCCATTTAAATTGGTTAAAAGAAAACTTAAACCCTATACTAAAAGAAATAGATAGTAACCTAGTTCCTAATTGGGGTTGTTCAACTTGCGTTAATAATTATATGAATATGCTAATAGGTTGGCAAGACCGCAAAATAAAAGCAGAACAAGAGAAACCAAAACCGAAGCCCAAACGTAAAACAACAAATGCCAAAAGAAGAACTAAAAAAAGAAGTTAGCTACGGTTATTTCGTAGACGAAGAAGGGCTTTATTACTATTCCGAAAAAGACGGGGAAGTAGAAGAATTTTTTTCAATTAATGGCGTGGCAACCATTAGCTTAAATTATAACGAAATTAAATTATTACATTTAGCTTATATATACGAGGATGGAGATAATACAAAACTGGAATAGTTACTACGATAGGGAACTAATGAAAAGAAGACTAACATATAACGGTAATAGGGTTTACATTAAAAGCTTAACACCCAAATACGCTTTAGTAAGTCACTCAAAAGACAACAAAGGAAAGTTTAAAGTAAACGTAAAAGACTTAGCAGACTTAAAATAATGCTTTCAGAAAAAGAAATAAAACACTATAAAGAAAAACACGGCTATAAAGAATTTAGCTTTTATTTACGTTATATAGAAGCCTTAAAAAAATGGCGGTTTTTACCCACTAATTTTATTTTAAACGTTTTAGCAAATAGTGAAGATCTCCCAACTAATAAAGAAACTAGAACAGGAAGTACTAGAACACTCAAACGGCAAATACAAAAGCAGTTGGGAAATAGAGCAATTAAAGTACATAAGGGAAACTAAACAAGACCTACCTAGATGGGTAAAAGAATTGATTAAACAATGCGAGGATATATAATAGCATTAATATTTTTAATAATTGAAGGAATTACCAGACATAAAACTAACACCAAAACAAAGAAGGTTCGCAGAAGAATACGTTGACTGTGGTAATTCAGCAGAAGCGTATAGAAGGGCTTATAATGTGCGTCCAACGACTTCTAACGAAGTTTGTGCGGTTAAGGGTAGCGAACTACTACACAATGGTAATATATCGGTAATAATCAAACACTTAAGAAAACAACAGGCGGATAAGTTCGAAATAAGCCGTTCAGACGTTGCTAAGGGCTATTTAGAGATTATAAACGCGTGGAGGAGTCTAATGGTACTAGCTTCAAAAGAAAAGCTCTCTAAGGACGAAAAACAGAAGTTCTATTTATTAAAGGAAATGGTTAAGGGTTCGGACTATCGAGGGGCGTTTGATAGCTTGGCTAAGATGTTCGGACTAAACGAACCTGACAAAACACAAATAGACCAAACGGTCAAAGAAATCCAAGTAGTAATTAATCGTGGAAGTAACGGAGATATTTGATAAAAATTATTTTAGTGAAGCCAAAATAGTAGTAAACAGAGGCGGAACACGTTCTAGTAAAACCTATTCTTTAAACCAAATTTGTGCGTTATGGT